ATGTTTATACGATTTCGGCACAAGTAAAAACATTCATCCGTTGTTAACTTACCACCTTTCTTTTCGTCAATTAACGTTCCTATGCCTATAGTCCAAAAACCAAGCGAATCTTTATAAGCACTTTGCTTCATGCCCTCGTGTTCAACGAGCTTTGCTATTAGTTTGTCATCATCGCTTTTGCTTGGTGGATATAAACCTTTAGATTCCATTTATGTCTCCTGATTGATAGACTACTTGTTTTTGGTTGTCTTTTGTTTCAAATCCAATCATTATTAATGAGAAACACATCAGTGACGCTCCTGCCAAAATCAGCGCTATTTTCTTCATCTTCTAACCCTCGCATAAATTCCACCGCATGCGCTTAATGTATCCACTGTAAACGATGCGATGCAAGATAAATAAACGGTTGTCGTAGTAGCAAGTGACAATCTAAATGATGGAACGCAAAACCCAAAGGGCGATACCGGGACAATGCCAGCAGCTGCATTTTGAATCCCTGTTAACAAAGATACATCTGGTTGTGTGGCGCTTGTTGTAGATATCCACCCTCGAGCCTGAACAACATTCGTTGTTGCGGCGGGAGAAAATGTTACATTCCCCCAAACATCATAGTCCCCCGCTTCAAGAGAGATACTTGTAATATTAGCAGCTGTTGCTGTTGTCAATGCAACTGCGCTTGCAAGCATTATAACGCTACTGTCTATATATCCAACACTGCCCACAGGCGCGACATCATTAGTAGTGGTTCCAACGATTCCCGTTGTTGAATCAAATGTAATGCTTGGCATTGTAAGCCCTGCACCCACTGTATTGCCTATGCTTGGGATGCCTGCTCCTGAAGTTACCAGAATGCCATTATTAGCTGTAGATATTTGCCCAATCACATTGCCGGCGGAGCTATAAAGAATATTGTTAACATTAGTTGTTGACGGCCAAGTTGTTGTGCTCCAGCTTGGCGCAGAATTAGCCCCTGATTGAAGCATTCTAAGGGCTGTAGAAGTGCCATTTAAAATAGCGCCTGTTGTCGCATTAGAATAAAATATACCGCCGTCATTGGCTGTTAAATTGGCTTGAGTGCCGCCATTTGCCAATGACACAGGTAAGGAGATTGCTCCGGCTTGAAATCTAATGAAAGTTATCGCTGATGACCCTATTGTAATTGGGGTTGGGCTGACTTGCTGATACAAAGAACCTTGGTAGGTTGCTCCTAGGTTTACTAGCACAACACCATATTGAACTATCTCGGATGACTGATTGTAGTCTAGCGCTCGAACCAATACCCAGTTGGTTGATGAACTTCCAACATTGGATACAAGATAAATACCATTTTCATAAGTGGTAACTTGGTCTTTGACTAAAACTCTATCGCCTAAGGTTAATGTAATGCCATCCAAGGTTAATGCAGCTTGAGCGCCTGAATTAGTTAATGTCGCGCCAACGCCAGAAGTCCCATTATTGTATGTTGCGGTAAGTGCTGCTGTAGTTGCCGTAACAACAGGTGTATAGGTGGTGAATCCTAGTGCTTCGAGTTCATAATTAAATACAGCGCCTCTAGTATATTTTTTAGTTGTACCTTGGTTTGATTCAGATAAATCAGAAACGTCAACGCCCGGGGTAAGATCTGTACCTAGGGGTGACCCTGACCCGGTAACTGGAGGTAAAGGCGGAAGATTCGAAATTCGGATTTGTGGCATTCATATGCTCCAAAGTTTTTATTTAGTATACAACTACTTGTTTGCTAATTCCATGTCGAACAATTATACTTCCCGCATGTTGTTAGCATTGCTAGCAACTATGCGAGCATAAATTGGAATCGATAACTTTTAATGTCGCGCCCCACCACAAGTATTCGAGTGCCTTGTGGTGGGTTTAGTTTCCTAGTTAAATCTGATCACACCAATTTTAGTTTAATTTAAATAAATTAAGAAAAATTAATAACCAAGTATTTTATTTTTAATACAAAAAACAATATTAAATTCATAAAAAATATACTTTTATTTTTATTTTTTATGAAATCTGATCATGGCTTTAATTTTGAGCTATCCCGTAAATATCAATCCATTGTTCAACCCATTTCAATTGATCTGGGATACCTAAACAATTATTTTTTTTATGCCAATGAAAATCTTGTATTTGCTCTATGGTTGGTTTTGAAAAAACATCATTATCTTTATGTTTTAAATAAAGAGATGTTTTATTGTATGCACCAGTTGCACGGTTGATCGATTTTTGATGAACTGGTTGCACGGTTGTTTTATTTTTGTTCTGGCGTGGATTTGATCTATTTTGCACGGTTGCAAAAATCTTTAACAGAATAGTTCCTGCGCTAAATTTCCTATTTTTGCCCATTCCATGACGTTTGATTAACCTATAATTTTCAAGGTCATTTAACACATTAAAAACAGTTCTTAAACTAAAACCTGTCAATTCTGACATTGACACAGCAGTAAAAGGGAAGGGCTTGTCGTTTCTTATAAGAAAGCCAAGCAAACGTTGAAATATTATTCTTTGAGTTGAAGATAAATTTAATCTTTTATAAGCCTTTTGATACACCTGATGGTTAAATGACTTTTGTTTCTTGTCTTTCATGTTATAATTATCCTGTATTGTTGATTTTAGTGGATCAATGATTGTTGTTGATTGTAGTAGATCAATAACTTACCTATATTGTTGATTGTAGTAGATCAATGATTATCTTGTATTATGACCAAATACACGCTTGCCGTATTCCCGATCAAAGTAATGCGGCAAATTTAAAACCCACCGAAGCAGGCTCTTTTACTTAATCATGTGCCGAACATAACGCATCTGCAACACTATCAGCAGCTGTTAATGCGATGTCAATTGGCGTGCCGGGAACAACCGCATGCGCAGCTTTAGCAGCCATATCCAATAACATGCGCGCCTCGTCGAGATGCGCAAGTAATGTTTCTGGAGTTAAAACAGCATGTTCTGCCGCTTTCTCAATTTCACTGATTTTTTCTTTTAATTTGCCTAACATATATCACCTATGATTAAAGAACGGTATAACCGATTAAAATTGTTCCATCAAGGCTTGTCGCAGCCGTGTTATTGTAAATAGTTAAAACAGCCGAACCGCTACCGGGAACACAAGTAAATGTTATGTTTTGAGTAGTATTCGTTCCACCTTGGATGCACAAAGAAATAACAGAAGAAGTTGTTATTTTTGTATTTGTCCAAGTGATTGCGTAACTTGAACCACCAGCAGTTGTTAATGATGATGTTGTAATCACACCAGCATTACCACTTGCAGTAACAAGATTTGAGGCTTCTGTTCCGTTTGCTTTTACTAAAATGATTTGACCAGAACCCGTCATTGTATTAACTGCGTTATTTTGCATAACAGCAGTAGCAGCAATTCCGGCATCAGCAACAAGTCCAGCAGTGCCACTTGCTTTGACTAAATTGTTATTTACTAATGCAGCAGGAGCAATTGCAAAATTAGCAGTAGCGCCAGCAGGATCTGGGATTGAGATTACAGATGCTTGTCCCATAGCAGCGTTGCTGATAGTTGTATTTGTATTGCCTGAGTTAGCAACAGCAGCAACAATCAAGGAGCCTTTAGAAGCAGTAGATGGGTAGGATATCAATGTACCTGCCGTACCTGATAGCCCAGCTTGCAATGAACCGCCATTAATTGCTGTACCTGTAAGATTAGCTAGAGAACCATCAGTGTCGGTCGAAACCATTAAATGGTTAGCAATTGTAGGTAATGCTACATCACCGGGCGACGCTATTTGAACAAGGCTCACTACAGTATTTTGAATAGTAGCATCGGAATAAGTAATCACGACTTTCAACCATACTGGTCCATCATCAGTGGTATATACCAACGCCATTTGGTTATTGCTGTAAGTAAATCCTTCTTGTTTTGAGCCGGTCAAATAACCAGTTGTGGTGACAGTTGCGTAAGTATCACTGGTTAAAATGTAAATGATAGAAGGTGTAACACTTACTAAGCCAGTTGGTTGCGCTGTTTGTATGCTTAATATTGCCATTTTTAGTCCTCAAGTTTAGTGAAGCATCGGTTAGGTTCATCATACTTAAAAAAACCATACTTATCTGGAGAGTAATAAATATGGATTAAATCACTAGGATACCAATCAAAATTCGTACCCCACAGCATATAAAAATCCCGAATAATGTCTGGGTCATCAAGATAATAAGGCGTTGTTAAATCAGTCAATGTGTCTTCTGATACAATTTGTATTGTATCGAAAGCAAGCGACGAACCTTCTTTAATTGTGTTGCTTAATCGAACTAGTCCAGTAATATGCATAAATCCCTCTCTAGTTAGTTGTTACAGTACATCCACGAGCCTGCAAAGTTGCTTTCGCAGTCAAGCCTGTGGCGCTCGGAGCTGATGATGTTCCACCGCTTAGGTTAACAGTTCTGTTGTTGTATGAAGTGGTTCCTCCTGTGCCATCTAATGCTGCAAGACGAACCAGTATGCCATCAACAGAAGCTTGATTAAGTTTCATGCCTGTCATGGTAAAGTTTCCGCCAATATTCAATAATCCTGTATTCATAGAGAAAGTTACAAGATTAGCTGCCGTGATTGTAAATGTGCTTGTAACTGTGGTTAATGCAGGAAATGACAACGTCGTCAATGAAGCAAATGACGCGGCAACAGTGCCTGTGATACTAGACAGCAAAGTCAATGTTACAGTCGTTGCAGCAGCGCACACAGGAGCGAAACCTGAGCCTAAAGTTGTCAATGCTGGCATGCTTAAAGTGGTTAAAGACGCTGCGGTCAAACCAAATGCCCCGGTTACTGTTTGAAGACTTGTTAATGTTAAAGATGTTAACAAAGGAAGTGTCGGATTAAATGCGCCATTAACACTGATAAGAGAACCCATACTTAAAGTCGCCAAATTGTTTGCCACAGGAGTAAAGGCTCCCGATAAATTGTCTTCTGCTACACCTATATATTGCAGTGAAGGCATTGACCAAGTAGTTAGTGCATTTGCGGTTAAAGTAATACCTCCAGGCAATACTGCCAACAGAGGCATAGAAAAAGACGTCAATGCCGGCAAAGTACCAGAAATAGACAAATTCCCGCTATTATTAATCACAAGCAATAATGGGAAGCTAATTGATTGAAGAGATGTCGCGCTTGTTGCTGTAAAATTACCTAAAAAAACCAAATTAGGCATTGATAATGATGTCAATGAATTTGTCCAAGTTAAAGTTAATGCCCCCGCATAAATAAGATTGGCAAAGCTCACTGATGTTAAAAGTGGAGCATTCCACGCCATAGACCCTGTGCAAATTAAAATATTATCGCCGGTTATTGTGGTTAAATTTTTCCAATTAAATGAAATTGTGCTAATTATCTGTATATTTCCTAATGAAAAAGTAGAAGGGCCATACGGGTTTACAGCGGCAAAAGAAGAAGACAATAAATAAGGGTAAAATGTCCCTGCTATTGTATAAGATGAATAAGAATAAGATAAATAGAATGAATTTATTGTGCCTCCAGAAGCGATTACGCCCCCTTGGTTTTGCGATGGCGCTAGTGATTGCAATACATATTGATTACTCCACCCAGAGTTACTCGTAACACTAGTAGATATACAAGTAATTACAGCTTGCGTATTGGGTGTCATTGTTAAAATTAAACTGCTGTCAGAAGCATTAACCGTAACATTCCCAGAACTATTGTTAACTAACTCAAATGATTGACCCAACTGCAAAGTAGACGTCACAGGCATGACAACTGTCTGCGTTGTGCTCCCAGTAAAATACTGCTGATATTTGCTTGCAGCTGTTAACGTCGTAGTACCAGCCGCTGTTGCGGTTGTTGCATAACCATTTATTGTATTATTTGCAGACAGGTTGCTATTGGAGTCCCATAGCGCAACACCCGATGCAGATGGAGTTGATGACACCAAAAATCGCTCATTAGCTCCAGAATGCAAGCCAACCAGAGAATCCCCGGGAGATGTCCCGGTTGTAGAGGGAAATGAAGACCATTTTATATCGGCCATATATTTTACTCCGTAATCATGAAGTCAAGTGTTGTTTCGGTAATCATGTAAATACCGTCTTCGGTAATCATTCGGTATGAACCAATAGGCGGGAATGATTCGCCTTGGTCATAGGATGAATTAAATGGGGAATCAATCAACGGTTGATTCTTTGTTAAATTCATCCCCAATGCATTTTGGAATACGCTCATAAATCACCTTTAGTTTGTGTATGGCTGTATTACTTGCAATTCAATACATACAAAAGGACTTGTGCCATCAGCAGTTATAACACTAATTGTTCCACCTGCTTTTACTTGGCGAGCAGAGGGGTTTAATACAGCAGTGCCGGATGCAAAAGAACTGCCTGCAACTGTTGCGGTTGCGCCTGAAAAATCCACCCAAATATTAGCCCCCGGCGTGTAAGTGAATATAGCAATCCAATTGGCGTAATTACTGGGAACTGTAATGCTTTGAGCAACATTCGCAGTTAAGGATGTTCGTTGAATATCATAGGTCGGCAATATACCAAATGCATTATAAGAATTGATATCACGAGTCATTGATAGTTTTGTAGACATATTTTTCTCTCTTAGGTAATTAATCCAAGTCTTGCGTCACATGTGTATTGGAAGATAATACAACTACTTGGTCCTTGTACGCTTGCCAATGTTGTTGGAGCTCCCACTACGCCAAGCGGGTCATATCCAGCGCATTTATTGCCCAGACTAACTTGACTCCAGTTCGACGAAACAACGTTTGAAGTTGATACAACTACAGAGCTGTTAATCAAAGTCCAAAGACCACTATTAGCCGATCCAGTTGATGGGCTATATAAAGTTATTGCGGGCGACTGCGTTCTTTTGACTTGATCGTAAACAAGTTCAAATGAAGTTCCTCTACAATTGATTGTTACGGCGCCACCACCCATTGCACCGGGATATGATGTAAATTGAACAAACTTGCGTTCGCCAGATGTCTCCGAAGCAGTTCCTGGAATAACAGACGGCTGATAACTTTTCTCATAATAATATTGGCACAACCTCAATGTTTCATCGACAGATTTATAAGCCGGTCTTGTTGGGATATCTCCGGGAACAAGCGAGCAATAATCTATAGTCATAGTTGATGATGCTGCAAGGGTGTCAAATGCAATAACGATTGCAAAGAATGTTGCTGTAGTCTTGCCTGCTGTTGCTGTCGCATCAAACCCATTAAAATCAAAAATAGTGCTGGCAGATGTTAATTCAAAGCTTGCTTGATTTGTCCCGATATAGGGCACTTGCGTCCAAGAACCATTCGCAGCCGTGGGTACCGCGTCAGTTATCCCGGACACAAGTGATAAAAAGTTAGCGCTATTCAAATCTGGCAATGTGGAGTCTGTTGTCCAAAACATTGAAACAGTGCCTAACAAAGAAGTTGCTGACGTCTGCGCTTTTAATTGCACAGACAATCGTTGACTCAATATCTCACGCGCTTCTGTTTCACCCAAATACTGCACTAAAGCAAAAGATGTATCAGAAGACGGGGTAATAACCAAACTGCCAGTATTAGAATCACGAGAAAACCCCAAACTATTAGAAACTGTTTGAAATGCAATGGTTTGATCCCAAATGTATTGAGATTTATTTGCACCAACCGAAACAGTCCCCGAATCACCCAAAAACTGCGCAGGATTAAAAGAAAAATCCCATCCAACCAAGTAACTATCTATAGGCTTGTAATTTAACCATGGCTTATCGTACCAATATAAGTTACTGACCTGCAATTGCGTAGACAAAGGTAAATAAGGCGGAACAGCATCAAGCGTAGTTGCTCCAACCAATTGCACACTTGTAACTTGCATGCGTATATTTTTAGGCAGCACAATAACAAAATCAATAAACCCATCTGGCGCAACATCCGTATTTGTGGATGGTATTGCCACAGTTCCTTGAATGGTTTTGAAACTTTCATCATTGTTAGTGCTCTCGGTTATAATATTGACAGTTGAACCGGCAGATGTACGATACTGCAATGATACAGATTGCGCACCAGAACCGTTCAATGATGCTATTTGCGCGTAACCAGAAATAAATCCACCCGCCAATAACAATGGATCGGCTTCAAATCGTTGAACTAAAGCCACCGCATCAAGACCTGATGAATCGACTTGCAATGCATAAGGAGCGTTGGTGCCGTTGGTACTGCTGGTCAATGGCAAAGGTATTTGTGTGACTGTTAGTGTTCCAGAGCCTGACGTCAATGCCTTCCATCCCGGTGCAATAGATGTATATGCATTAGTGCCCGAAACATTAAATGTTGCCGAATCAATAAATGATGTTTGAATAAATTGTGAATTGGTTATTTGATTCGTACTTGATAATGCAATGCCGGGATTAGATGATTGTGTTTCTTCTGCTGGAGGCCAGAAGCTTCTAGTAAATTGCGTTACATCGCCAGAACTTTTTACAACAATATAATAAAGCTCTGATTCGCCCCTATTAGCATCCAAAGGGCTGCCAATAAAAGGATACAAAAAAACATTAATATCGTCGCCCGATTCATCACCAAATGTCCCGATGCTAGTTAATGTTACTGGATTTTGCAGCAGTGTATAAGTTGGTTCGCCATTTGGTAGCTGAGATTGTTGATAAATGTTTTTTAGAACAGTAGGATTGTCTTGACTATAAAAATATACTTTGCCACCAGATAATGGCGCGCCAGTGTCTTTATCAATAAAATATGTCTGTAATTCTGGGCATACAACGATATCGGAAAATGACATTTAACCTTTGTCCTATCAGCGCTAAATGAGTTCAATTCTACGCTGATTATGCTAGAATACAACAAGAAAACAACAAGAATAAGGCAGAAAATGCCAGCCCCTAATCTATCGCAGCAAATACAACCATTCCCCGCTGGTATCGTTGGCGGTTCGTCATTTGGCCGTTACCCCAAGATTAGTAATGCTCAAACGTGGAACATGATTGTTTCTGATGGATTTATTGTCCCATATGCAGGCTACAAGAGCGTTATTACAACATCTTCTCAAGCGCCGGGCAGAGGAATTCATACCAGTACTCGTGGTAATTTTATGTTGGCCGTCGTGGGTGATGTTGTTTATAGGATTAGTACGGGACTTGTAGCTACACAAATAAGTACACTATCGACAACTTCCGGCGACGTATACATCAGCGAAAACAATAATTCACAATTGTGTATTACTGATGGGTCTTATGTATATGTATATGATTATGCAAATAATACATTCGTACAGTTAACATCAGTACAATTTCCTTACCAAAATCCCGGATATGTATCATTTCAAAATGGTAGGTTGATTATCGCTTGTCTTAATACCAGTGTTTGGGTTTTATCTGCGTTAAATGATGCAACCGATTGGATAAGCTCAGCCGCTTACCAAGGCGCTTTAGAGTTAAAACCTGATTATGTTCAGGCAGCATTGCCAATACCGGGGTCAGGTAACAATTTATTTGTGTTTGGTAATACTGTTGCCGAGCAGTGGCAAGATGTTGGGAATGCATTATTTCCTTATCAGAGAGCCAGTACATTTAACGTTGATTATGGGTGTTTAAATGCTGCAAGTATTGCGTATTTAAATAACTATGTTGTATGGCTTGCTATTAATGAACAATCAGGTCCCGTAATCATGGTCGCCACCGGCAACAGCATCAAAGCAATCACTACTGACGGTATTGATTTTAAATTAGGCAATTTATCAGAGCCTACTAATTGCACTGCGTTTTTATTTCAGCAAGATGGCCATTTAATTTACCAATTCACTTTTATTGCCGATAATTTATCGTATGCATACGATTTTGAAACAGGTTTGTTTTTTAATATTTCAGACCCAGATTTAAATTATCACCCTGCTCGAGAGGTAGTATATTTTAACAACCAGTATTTTTTTGTAAGCTTAAATGGTGGGAACATTTATTTATTTGATACTGTACTGCCCCATGTTACTTATGCAGACGGCACCATTGATGAAATACCAAGGATACGAATAACGCCACCATTAAGACGACCAGACCAGCGATATTTTATTATTAAATCTTTAGGATTCACCATCGAGAATGGTCAACCAAATACTTTTACTGCCATTACATCACAACAAGGGCAAGAAGGTATTTCACTAGCGACTGAAAATGGTTTTGATTTAACAACTGAAAATGGATTGTTGATTGACACCCAAGTTAATGATTCGACAACTACAACAAGCTATATTTCAAGCGCAAGAGTTGATTTAAGCACCTCAAGAGATGGAGCGGAAAACTTTGGTAGCAGCATTAGTATTGATATGAACCCAACCGGGGTTCGTAAAAGCAGATTTATATTTCAGCGATTGGGGCAAGCCAATGACATCACTTTTCAAATTCGGTTTCATGGTTTTGAAAGATTTTTGTGCACAGAAGGCGAAATAGAGACATACACATAATGGCAAATATTAGAATACCAAATTTACCGGTTGGACGGCTAGTTGACGAAAACGGCAATACGACAGACGAAGAACAAACGTTCAGACAAACTTTGATTTCTTCATTGCAAGATAATTTTGGCAGTGAAGGCTGTGTTGTGCCGTCGCAGACAACGGCTAATATAACGAAAATACAAAACCATACTGTTATTGACCAAGCAACTGGCAACCCAGTATATACATGTAAAGGTGGAACGCTTATTTATGATACTGATACAGACGAGCTAAAAGTAGCCATCTTATCAGGTGGCATTCCTTCATTTAAAGTTGTCACCGTGGCATAGGGGAAGTATATGGACTTATCATCAATTTTTAAAAACGTTCCAGCAGTCGGTGGCATTGCTTCTGGTATTGCTGGCTTGTTTGGCGCGGGAGGCAAAGACCCGTCCAAAGCCGCAATGGGATATTTGAACCAAATCCCCGGGCAAACACAACCATACTATCAGCCATACATGGAAGCTGGAAAAGGCGCTCTATCTGATTTACAAAACCAATACAAAGATTTGCTTGGTGGTAATGTTCAGGGGCGATTGGGTGAATCTTACACTGAATCACCCGGATATAAATTTGCATTGCAACAGGCTTTAAACGCATCCAACAATGCGCATGCCGCGGGTGGACAATTAGGCATTCCTGCGCATGAACAAGCAAATATGGATATTGCCCAAGGATTAGCTGCCCGTGATTATGAAAATTATTTGCGCAATCAAATAGGATTGTATGGTGAAGGGCTGCAAGGTGAGCAAGGATTGAATCAAATTGGTTATGGTGCCAATACAGGATTTGCCGATATGTTAGCTAATTTATACGGCACTAAAGCTCAATATGCAGCAGGCGGAGCTGACTGGAAAAACCAGCAAAACAACAATGCATGGGCAAATATCTTCGGTGGATTTGGTTCATTGTTTGGAGGTCATTAATATGGCTGTAAATATACCCGGCATTCCATTTCGATTTACTGGCAGCGCAATACCTAATTTTGCTGAAAGTTTTTATAAACCACCGACTTTGGCGGCTCAACTATTAGAGAAGCAATTAAAGAATAAATTTGAAACCCCTCGGGCTGAAAGGGCAGATGAATTTGCGCAAGCCGATTTGAATTATAAAAATGCTTTGGCTGATCAAGTTAGAATGGGGTTAGACCCATTTAATCGATTAACTGGGATAGCTCGAGACGTATATTCTATTCAGATGCTAAAAAATCAACTAGGCGAAGACAACCCTGCTTATCAACAAGCAAAACAACAATACGATTTGGAGCAAGAATCTGCTCGAGGCCTAAATGATTACCGTCAAAGATTAGCGGATACCATGCTTAAACGAAGCTCTTCAAACCTTGGGAAGTTAAGCCAAGAAGAAGAAGATGTTGCAGCAGGATTTGAACCAAATACAAATAGACAACATCAAATATCGCCAGACAGGCAAGCAGAATTGCTAGGCCAATATCAGTTAACAAAACAAAAACTATCTACCGACACAGATACCAGAAAAAAAGTATTGTTTGCATCTAACATTGACAAAACCATTGAATCAATAAATCCAAAAGATTTAACTAAATTTGCTGGGCTAAATGGTACTGCCAGACTTAAAACCGAAGAAATAAAAGCAGCCACAGCACCCGGCACAGAATCAGAAGATTATCGGCGATATCTAGAATCTGCCAATAAAGCACAGCTTCTAGCAAAACAAGTTCGTCAGTTCTATGGTGATAGTATTCAGCCGGCAATGTTGCAAAAATTAGAAGCATTAGCAAATCCTGCAACTTGGAGAACCAACCCAGAAATAGCTCAAAGATTATTTAAATCGTTTACTGGATTGCTCAAGCAAGAAACAGGAACTTATACGTCTGCGTTGAGGAATAAGTCTGAGTTTGGCTCAAAAACAAAAGAATTAACATTTAACCCGTCAACAGGGAGGCTAGAATAATGCCTATCCGTGTAAAGCTTCCTAACGGGCAATATGGTAATTTCCCTGATGATATGCCTCACGAACAAATCGAAGAGGTGCTTCGCAAACAATTTCCTACAGGAGTAAAAGAAGAATCATTGCCGCAAAAATCTTTTTTATCGTCAATAAAAGACCAAAGTATAGATGCTTTGAAAGGAGCAGGAATAGGATTGTTCCAGGGGCTAAGTGATACAGGAGCAAATATATCCCAGTTACCCGGGGATATTTATAGTTATGTCACCGGGAAGCCCTCGTACAAATCGCCAAGGCCAAGCTTTCGTGAGTACGCGCCTGAATCTTCAGCAGGACAAGCAGCCGAATCAATTGGAGAGTTCGTTGCTCCTTTTGGTCTTCCCGGTATAGCCGGGTCTGCCATTGGCACAAAATTACTGCCAAGAGCATTGGCTGGGAGCGCAATTGGAGCTGCTGAGTCAGAAAACAGACCGCTTGGAGCTATTCTTGGAGGAATTGGTGGAGTAGCTTCCGAATTACCAATAAGAAAAGGTGTGGGAGCAAAATATTTAAATAAAGTAGAAAAAGAGCTTAAATCAAGAGGGGTAAGCCCTTTGAAAGTGCCTGAAGAAATATTTGAAGACATTATACAAAATAAATTTTTATCCAACACATCAGCAAATAGACGTTTATTAGAGAAAGCTAGACAAGGAGAATACAAAGATTTATTTTCTTTGCAATCTGACCTTGGCCAGCGAGAAAGAGCTTATTTAAAAGACGTGTTTAGTGCAGCAAACAGGCAGTTTGGGCGCGACATAGGGGAAACTAGGCGCGGGTTATTAAATGAGATGAGATCACTTATATCTCAACAAGGGCATGAAGACCTCGCTAAATTGTTGTCGCACGGCCAAAACAGATATCGTCAATATATGAAGTTAAAGCCTTATTTAACTGGAGGAGCAGCCACTTTAATTGGTTCTCAAATACCGCTGGCGATAAAATTGAAAAATACGTTTGGTCATTCATAGTAAAACCAATCACTTCGACCTTCGTTTCTTTTTTTAACAAAACGAACAATAGCAAAAAATATAATTAAATCTAATAACATAACATGCTCCATCTATTAATTTAGAAGAGCATGTTAGCATGCGCGTGAGGATATGTCAAGTAGGTTGATTTATGCTAATTGTTTTGAATGAGTGGTGTTAAATGTTACTTAAGAAATTTTGTAATATTTTTGTTAAGTAACATCACTTAATGACTTTAAAAGTCATTAAGTTTATCGGCTTCAAGCATTGAAAGTTTCCCGATTTAAAATCGGGCAAGGCCATCAATATTATTTACTTTATTCATTAAGTATAATAAGATCGGTTCTTTTTATATGGAATTAATTATGAATGAGTTAGTTTTTATGAAAAACAATAATTTATTTACTACATCTCAAATGATTGCCAATGGAGTTGGTCATAGTCACAGCACTGTTTTAAAGTTAATTAGGAAGTCAATGGACTTGGAGCAGCTTCGAGATTTAAAATCTACTACTTTGAAAACGAAAGGGCGAAATGCCGAAGTTTTTGATTTAAATGAAGAACAAGCCACTTTAATTATTATGCTAATGAAAAACAGCCCTATAGTTAGACAGTTCAAAAGCACTTTATCAAAAGAATTCTTTAAGCAGCGAAATATAATTCAACAGCTGCTGTCCCAGCAAAAAAACACCGACTGGCTTGAAAAACGACAAGAATCTAAAACAATACGAAAAGAATGCATGGATGTCATTCAGGAATTTGTGCAATACGCTAAAAACCAAGGAAGCAAATCAGCAGAGAAGTATTACATGAATTTTAGTCGAATGGAGTTAACCGGATTGTTTTTAATTGAACAAAAATACCCTAATGCTAGAGATGTAATGAATATACGGCAACTAAACTTGATTGAAATGGCTGATGAGGCAGTCGCAATATCATTAAAAGATTCAATGGAGAAAAATATACCGTATAAAGAATGCTACCAAATAGCCAAAGACAGGATATGCATGCTTGCTAAAATATTCCCGCCCTCTCCACTACCATTATTATTAAACAATGAATTGAAATAAATCATTATGATTAAAATTAAGGCACCCATCCAGGTATATTGTACAATTGCCAATCCATAACCGGACTATTATTAAAATATCCCCTCTTCTGAATACTCAAATCAGCGGGCGATACGTCCATCAACTTCTTAGTCATTTCCATGTATTTCATTCGCGTAGCATCTGGGACTGTTGCGCCATAATCTTCGCAAATCTTAATTGCCAACGAATATCTTAACCATTCAAGATAAAAATTATCATAGATTAAAGACATATCGGTTGTAAGCGTTACGTCAGTTAACGCAAATTTCCCTGACATACGCATGTTGTAAACTTGGTTTGGGACAAAATACAGATAAATTCTAGCTCCGCCCCTTTCGCGCTCTACACGATAGCAATAAGGCAAGCTTTGAACGTTATCGATTCGAGGAACCGCGAAATATTCTTTGCGAGTAAACTCTAATAAGCTGTATCTGACGTTGCTAATGTTAAAAGTTAATGAGTCAACATACAAAAGATTGTCGATAAAATATTCTTCTTGCCCTTGAACTGTATCAAATTCAAACCGCTCAAAATAAGGAATTAACCTTAAGTCTGTGCTTTTATATTCAAGGTCAGCGTTAAGTAAGTGCAGGCCATCTGTGATTTGCTCGCCTGTCACTACTTGCAAGCCACGGGCAACCACTTGAGACAAGTAATAAGCTCGGGTTATTAATTCTAAAGCGGTATACGCCATGGCAAGTCCTTAATTATAAGTCAAATACATAACCTGTAACATACAAACTCAATGAACCTGCTGCTACTTTGTATTTAATACTTGGAGCAGAAGAATTTAATTGAGCCAACACGCTAACATTAGCAGTTGTATTTGCAGTGCCAGTTGCAACAGGTGCAATCACTGTGATTTGATCGCCAGTTGAATTATACCCTTGTAGATTTGCAGTGTTACCAGCAGCATTAGCAGCAAATAACATGTACACATTAACTTGAGTATTCGCAACAGGAGGGACGAATGAAGTCAATGCAACGCCAGTGTAACTTGTTTGTGTTCCAGCATTTAATGCAATGATTGGCGCGTCATAAGTGAATGTTCGTCGAGCACTATCATTGTCTGACCAGTAGCCTAGCAAGAAATGTGAGCTACTATCGGTTGTTACATACCCAATCAATGAATAAGCGCTGTAGCCATATGGCAACAAGGGTGTTGCTGATGTAGAAATCATGGCGCCGGCTGCTTGTTGACTAACGGGGTCAGCAACTAAAAACACTTTATAAACAGTGCTTGCCGCCAAAGAACCGGTATCAAGACCGTTTAGACCGTTCGTTGTTGCATCAATTGTAGCTGTAGCACTTAAAGTTAACTGATATGTTCCAGTCGAATCCAAACAAGAACCAGCAGCAACGTTCAATTTTGTATTCGGTGTTGTTGAATTATTGCTAATACCTAATCCATTGAAATAAAAAGGGATGAATGAACTAAAAGGAAAAGCTTTATTAACTTGGCCATTATTTACTGACATATTGTCGTCCTCGTAATTATTTATTGATTTTGCGCAGCCAGTAGCTGCGCATTCACATCAAAGCGGGAAAGCCATTCTCATGCTGTTCTCGGCAACCAGCGTACTGCCCCATACACAATCTCGTGCATATAAGCGGTTGTTCATACCCAATTGAGAACCCCAGTAATGACGAATTGATGCGCCTGAATCAGCATCAACTGTTGTTACGGTTGAGAACGGTGATTCGTCAGGCAGTCTTGGCATTGCCATGTAAAACTGGTCGCCAGACATCAACACGCCTGCTTTATGGCTTGGTAATGGAGTAACTTTCATGCCAGCTTGAATAGTATTGTTCAAGTTTTGGTTTTGGTTTGCCGCCCACACAAGACCAACACCATTGATTGTTTGAATTTGAACAGTCACAGTCCCAGCCACAGTGGCAGCGTCAGCAATTGCTCGGAATTGTACAGGTTGTTGAGACACTTTTTGCCCGATAAATGTCAAGAATCTCATGTTTTGCTTGCCACTTACACCGTCAACAAACTGGAATAGGTCGCCTGCTTTAATGGCATTGGCATCAGTTCCGCTAGTTGGCTCTGTAAATGTAATTGAAGTAACGTTTGCACCAGTTGGATCGTTTGTTGAAACAACTGTCATTTGGTTGTTTGGTGAAGCAGTATTACCGATTGTTCCAGATACATGAGTTGGCAACAAATTAGATTCGTACCAGTCTGTATTAGCAAACTTCCCTAATTCCCAGGAGTTAGCTAATTCATTATTTCGATTCACTGCAAATTGGTTCAAGCCAGTACCAACAATAGCAGGGATATTAGCCACAGGAAGAATTGCGCACATTTTATGCGTAGCTGCGCCATAATCTTGGAAGTTTGCAACCATTTGAGCTAACTGTGTAAACGAGTTGATAGGAAATACACCATCCCCGTAAAACCGATATGGTCCACTGTTAATTTGTGCTTGACCAAAGCTTGAGTTTTGAGGGTCATTTGTAATAACACTGGATGTAATGTTTTTTAGAATATCTGATTCAACTTCGGTACCGATTTGTTTAATGGCTGCCATACCGAATCTATCCATGTAATCACGGACGTTGAAAATAAATTGTTGGTCAGTATACCCGGCTGTAACGTTATAAGCTTGTGAACAAATCAAAGATTGAACGCGCTGTATAGATTGTTGTTGAGTGACAACAAGACCTGCGAAACCAGTGTATCGAGGAGTCAAGTCAAATGTTACTGTGTCGCCTAAGTTAGCAGTTAAATCGTTAAAGTTTTTGAATTTTTTATTTGAAAGCATGATTCCAGCAAAAGAGTTTTGCAACCAAGCCAGCTCTGCTTTTTGATATGTTTGTACGTTCTGTAAAATATTTAATGGCACTGTCATAATACACCCCAAAGATTAATAATTTGAGATAACAGTTACTACAATGCCTAAGTATTACCCTCGGAACATTTTCCGAAAGTCACTAACCGACATTGTGCTGTTATCTATACCAGCATTTGAAGGTTTTAATTGTGACATCGGGTCTTGAGCTTGTTTTTCTTGAGCTAAAGCTTCTTGATTTGTTTTAATTGAATTACTCAATTCAAGCATTGCTCTTCGAGCAAGCGCAGGCTGAGTATATTGAAGCGTTAATAAATTGCCCATTTTCATTGGGTTGTCTATTAACTCTTTCATTATATCCCCAGTGTTATCCATTTCATTGGCAACGCCAATTAATGGGGCAAGGGAGTTATAATCCAAATCATTTAACTTTGCTTCGAGGCCGGGGTATTTGGCTTCTGCTGCTTGCATTTTTGCAACAAAACTATTGACCATCTGCTTGGTCTCTATGTTCAGTATATGCTCTTGCAGCATTTGAGGAGCTTTTTCAGCAATCATTCGTTCAATATCAGCTGCGGATAATTGAGCCATCCCACCCATTTGTTGCGGTGCTGCTGCCACTTGTTCAGCAGGAGCTTGTTGTTGCGTTTGTTGCTGTTGAAGTTCCATAAGTGCCTCTTGTTTGCCTTTTTCAAATGCCTTTAAACGTTCACGCTCAACAATCTTTGATACGATACTTTTATGTAGCATGTCATCAACTGCCGGTGTTTGCGCTTGAGGCTCTAAATCAGGACTTACACCCGGTTCAACAATCTCATTATTTTCAGTCATATTAACCCTTCTTTTGACTTGTGTCGGCGTCACCGTAATTTATGACAATGCTATAACGCTGCAAAGAGTCGGCCTTTTTGTCGTTTAGGCTACGTAACTAACGCCGTACCCCTATTTTTGACGGAATAAATAATACGGCGATGCACAAATTATCAATTAAGTTAATTACTTAGTCAATTCTTTTTCTTGACATTTTTTGATTTTGACTTGCCAGCAACATTTAATGCAATTGCAATAGCTTGTTTCTTCGGATACTTCCCCGTAGATTCAAGCTCTTTAATATTCTTGCCGATTGTTTTGCTGCTGCTACCCTTTTTTAACGGCATGATTTCACCGCCTTTTTTATCATTTTCTTGTCTTCTTTTTTGTCTTTAGCTTCAGACTTCTTAATTGCCTTATTAATTAATTTTTTATCCATTGCTGCGTCTGTGTGTTTTTTCATGTCAATCCCCTAGCATGGTTTTTGTCTGTCGTATAGGTCTGAAATTATTTTAGTTCTTTCTTGAGTTGTGGCTCCGTCAGTTCGCTTATACATTTCAGAGATTATCTTCTCTCTAGAATAGCCATCACGTTCCAATTTTGCAATTCCGCCTTTGCGCTCTAAATCAGTTATCGATATCTTGTATTTTGGCATTTTTAAATCTCCACATGCTTCCAAGTTTTTTTTAATCTTATACAACTAATATTTTTGTGAGTCACATTAAATAATTTAGCTATTTCTGTGTTTTTTAATCCATCAGCAATCATTTTTTTAATTTCAATAACTTCTTTTTCTTTTAATTTTGATGAAGAAACTTGTTCTCCCTTGGCTTTAAATTCATCAGGAACTTTTTTAAACCTTCCTTTGGCCATACAATCTCTTACATTGTCTCGTGTAGTCCCTTGGAATAAATGATCTGGATTAGTGCATATTGGGTTGTCACAATGGTGGCATATTAAATTCCCATCAATAATGGGTTCTTTATGAATTTCGTATGAAAATCTATGCCCCCATTTTGTTTTATTATTACTAAAAATCAACGAATATCCTGCGGTTGAAATTGAACCAGACCATCCCCAGCATCCAGTATCGTTTTTAATAACTTGTGCATCATATGCTTGCTTAAATGAATCATATCTATTTAAAAAAGTACATATTTTACCATAGCGTCTAAATTGTCTTTCATGAGCAGAGCAATATCCTATTGAAGAATGTTTTTTGCCACACCCCTCAATAGAACATTTTCTATCACGAGGCTTGGCATTGAATAATGGATCTCGATGTATTTGCCATCTTTTATAATGAGTATGACAAAAATCTCTAGCAACGATCTCTTTTTCACATAAATCAATTTTGCATTTTCTAATCAATTTTTATCCCAGAAGTCACTTTATTAATTTCATGCTCTAATTTCTTAGTAGCAAGATCGTCATTATGCTTTCTACTTTGAATTTCTGCTAATTTTGTTGCAGAATCAAGAGCATGCCGACTCAAACTAGCTTCAGTTTCCTCTAATTTTATCGCGCTGTCAATCTGGGCTTGGCTTATTTTTGCTTCTGCCTCTAATATCTTGGAATCATTCAGTATCTTCTCATTAGCAGCTTTCGCAATAGCAATTTGATTTTCAATTTCTTTTTGCTGCTGTTCCATTTGCATTTTCATTGCATCTAGTTGCAGCTTCATTCTATCTAACTCAGTTTCCGCTTGTGCTTTCATCATATCAGCTTGAGCCTTAATCATTCTGGGATCGCTTTGCGCTGCTTGTTGCTGCATTTGCATCATTTGCTGTTGTTGCTGCTTCATTTTATTAGACCACTGGTCAATGGCTTCTGGCAATTGATCTGCGCCGTAGATGGTGAGGTTTCGTGCGAGAATGGGAAGACCGCCATCTTCATCGCTAAAGAATTCGCCCATCTTCTGGTTTGCAGAACTTAATGCAATAATTTGCTCAACCGCCCTATTTTTCTGCACTTGAAAGTTAACGCCTGCATCTATGTTTACTTTTATCGCTCGCTCATCATAGTTAATGTAAGGGTTTTTACCATTGTTAACTTCTTGATATTTTTTGTCTCCGTTTTTAGCTTGAACCGGAATTGTTCTTTTCCCAATCAAATATTTTGGCATTAAATCAACTATAATATTGGCTATCTGTGTCAATCCAGCTAAGTAACCAACGACAAACGGCATTGCAGCGGCATTGTCAGCGCTAGACGATTCAATAACTGCTTTCCCCGACAAGTTTTGATTATTTTGATTTAAGTTACTAGTGAACGACCCCAATATTGCTTGAGCCATCGGGTTGCTAAATTGAAAAGCTGCCATAACTTCGGGTGGCAACGGTATGTTTTGCACTTCACGGATAGGATTGGGGATGGGTTGCTCAGGATTGTTTTCGTTGAACGCATTAACAACAACAGTACTTGCGCGCTGAATGTCATTCAATGCTTCAATGTAATCTTGTTCCTGCGGAATAGCTTCTTTCATCACAATAAACTTGTGTTGAATTAAGTTTTCCATTGAGTTACATATCGTCTGACCAGCGTAGTTGGTCATATCTTGCACGCCTTTTGCATGAAAAACATAGGGGCGCGTCATCTGATAAGTTGTGTTTGAAGTGCCTTGCGTTAACAATATCGAGTTGCCATCAACAAAAACATGTGGCAAATAAGCATAATCTGTATCGTAGTATTCGAGCACTTTGTCTTCAATAAATTTGTATCTGCAAATTGTTTCAAGTTCTGTTGTTCGCGTGCTAATAACAACAGGAATTTGTTCAATAAATTGTTCTTGTTGCCAATATTCTTGAAGCTTCTCGTAATTCTTCGCAGTCATTGAGCGACCGTTTGCAAGTTTTACTATTTTAACTTTCTTTTTTTTCTTTTCATAATAATCAGAAACTAAGACTACTTTTTGCCCTTGATTGTCTTTGTATGACCAATTGAAACCTTCGATATCTCGTTGATAGCCAAGATTTCCAAGCTCAACATCCGGAAACTCGCGTTTAAAATCCTGCTCAAGCATAGGATAAATTTCGAAACTGTACTGCCCATCGCCCTTGTGACTGTCCCGCGCCATTGGGTCAAACCCGCACATTGTTGGGTCGAATACACGGCTTAAATATATTTGTTGATCAAACGACATGGGGCTTGCGTAATCAGTCCATACTTTTGCAACTGAAAATCCTCCGCTCAATAAATCTTTATAAATCTCGTAGCTGAAATTGTTTTTGTTTGCAGCATGGAATATATGACGCAAATACCCTTCAACCACGTCAATTACTTCTTGAGACACTGGCACGCCTTCAGCAGGTGACACTTCAATCCCCGGCTCATGTTGTGCGAATTCGCCAAGCAATCTACTTATATACGACTCTAGAATATTGAACTCAATCTGCGGACGATTAAGTTGTTGCAATACTGTCTTTTGTTGTTCGCTCAATGATTCTTTAAATACATACTTTCGAAATTCACGATAACGCTTGTAGTTATCATTAAAGTATACGTATGCTGTTGAGACATTTTTTTTAATACGAGCTAGTTGTTCACCAGCTGTTTTGTTGACTGCCATGTAATATACTCCGCGCTCGAAGCTGTATTTTTTGATTTTGTAAGATTGTAGCAGCAGACGAATTATTTTGTGTAATATTATGTAAAATTGTTTTATCGATTAACGCAAATTTAATCGCATCTACTAACGTATCAGCTATATCATCATGTCTATGAGAATCGTTTGCTGTTATTTTAGACATGTGAGTAATGCACATGTCTGCATGACGAGCATCTTTATTAAATGAAATTTGTTTTGATGCAACAAATGGCTGCGCAGATAAAAAACGGTTCGTTTTGCTTCCGTTTGCTCTTGTGCGCTCTATTGCTCTGACTGAAATGCCGCGCAAATCAGATAACACGCTTGTTAATGTAACGCCTGTTGATTTCTTTTCAATCAACGCAATTTTTGGCACAACACTATGACGCATGCAATCAGCGTAAAAGTCTAAAAACGATTCTTTCAAATCCTTCGGCTCGACTCGAATTTCTTGACAATCAAGCCAGTGCAGCCCGTATTCACCTGTTTTTCTTCCAAAATTTTCTATTTCGTAAATTCCAAAAAAGCTAAAAACTGTTGCATCATTATATGATTTATCTGTTTCTGCTGTGTCTGCTGTAATAAAAGTGCATAGAATTTTTGGCTCTACATCAAGTTTAACGAACCAATCTTGTTTGAAAATCGCCCCGCCCGCGGGGATTGGCTCTTGTTGTATTTGTGAGCTAAAAACAAAAGGCTGTTTTTCTTGTAGCTCTCTAAGATATTTTAATGTTTGAACCTCGGGGTAAAGTGCATTGCCGGCTGAATCTATGCCTTTTAATATGATTTTATCCCAATTTCGCACGTCTTTCCCGCTCATTAAATAAGCCGCTAGATCATCTTCATGTAATCTTTGACCAATGAAAACAATTGGTACTTTGTTGTCTCGCGGCCTTTGCATTATTGTCTCTGTATAGTTACGTATTACTGTCTCTCTTGATGAATCTGAGTGGACTTCGGAAGGCTTATGAGCATCGTCAATAACTACACATCCGCTAAATCTTTCTAATCCTGGGCTTCCTGCGTTTCTTCCAGTAACAGATCCGGAGCTTCCAAAAGCTGCGATAACTCCTCCTGCACTTGTCATGAAGTGGTCTTTTGCTCTAGTTTCCGTGCTTATTTCAACGTCAAATAGATATTTGTATATCCTTGATGTCATTATTTGTTTTATAAAAGACGTATGAGAGGACGCTAAATCGTGAGAATAAGATATATAAAGAAAGTTACAATCAGGATAGTGCGCATAACACCAGGCAATCCACATACTAGTAATAACAGATTTTCCATATCCTGGGGGGAGATTTAAAATCAACCCATGTGAGGATTTCTGATTTCTAAATAAATCAGTGTATGCTCTGCATAGAGTAATGTGATGAGATTCTCTGCCTACTGGGTTGGATATAATAAAATTACGCCCAGTTAATGCCTTATAGAAAAATCTAATAAATAGCAAAAGGCTGCCTTTTAATTCACTTGCTTGACTCTCTTTATCGATGTCAACTATCATATGGAGCTATCACCGGATATATTAAGACTATTATTATGAATGATACAGAAATATGGAAATCAATACCAGACTGGGACGATTATTATAGTGTCTCTAGCTGGGGGAGAGTGAAAAGTGAAGATAGGATTATTATCAGAAATAAAACACTAATATCAGAAAGAAGACGGGGCAAGATTTTAACTCCTTGGGTAGCTCATGGTTCAGGAAAAGGTTATTTGATGGTGGGTCTTTGCAGAGGGAAAAACAAAAAAATAAAAATATCAATACATAGGTTGGTTCTATGGGCGTTTATTGGCAAGCAGGAGAAAGGCATGGACTGCAGGCATTTAGATGGTAATTGTAAAAATAATCATTTAAGTAATTTATCATACGGAACAAGATCTGAAAATATGGCCGATGCGAGAAAGCATCAAACTATTATGAGACCAATAAAACTAACAAAAGAAAACGTCATAGAAATATGCGAAATGGGTAAAGCCAATATTTCATCGAAACATGTTGCTGCTAAATTTAATATAAATAGAAATACAGTTACTGAAATATGGCGAGGGGAAATTTGGAGACACATAACAAAAGAGTTATTGCCAAAATCAAATCAATTAAAAAAATATGATAAAATATCTGAAGATCAAAAAAAAATAATAATGGATAAAAACATACGATTAGTAGACGCTGCAAAAGCATTAAATATTGATCGTCATACTGCAGCAAGGTGGAGGAAAAAGTTTAATCAATAATCTTTTATATTTTTTTCATTTAACTGTGATCTAAGTAATAATATCTCAGATTTAAGATTTTCGTTTTCTGCCGTAGTTTGCTCGATTACTTGTTTATCTCCAAATATTTTCGGTGCCATTTTTGCCGCGTGCCATTTTTTAATTTCATACTCTAACTTAGCTTTGCCGAGTATTCCGCTGTCAATTCTTTCGTTTCCTCGATCGTCCTCGTAAGTTGCTATATCTTCAGCCACATCGAGCATAGAATCTGCAATTACGGCAGCTTGTGAACGCCTTGCTTCAAAATATTGTTCCGAAAATTGTTTATGCTCGTATATCCACGCGTAAATAGTGGAAGGATGCGGGAAATTTTCGTACATTCTCTCTAGTTTTCTTAGCCCGCAAGCATGTGTTGCAATCATTTTACAAACATAATCTGCAAGTTCCGGTGTATAAGTAGTCGGTCTCCCAGCTGTCATTTCATTCCCCGCATTTATCTAATCGACATTAACTTACTAATTAAACAATCAATGATTTTATTGGCAGAATCATCTTGCTCATTATCTTCAAGCATTTCACAAATATCAGCGTGCATTTTATTTATATTTGCAATTTTATGTTCAATTTCGCTCAATGCTGATTTAAATTTAACTTCCAACAACTCCAGCCGTACAATCTCCTGTATCAACGATAATCCAGTCAAGCAATTTAATTTTGCTTCAATTTCAAACAATCTTTCATCAATCGTCATGCTTTAACTGTCCTTCATTATTATTTTTAAGTTTATTGCTATTTTTTTTATTCTTCGGCTCTTCAACTTTAACATATCCGACGCCGTTACACTTTGAGCAATCTTTAACTATACCGCCCAAACCCAATATTGTTTTTTTACCACAGCAGGAATCGCATCTATTATACATCATAATAAGCCCTACATGCTTGTATACGCAGCAAGACGCGAGACAAATAAGCATCTAACAATACTTTGTCGCCAATATCATGTACGTATTTCTCAAACTCAAACATACTTATCCACATTTTCTGTTGATAACTCATTTGTCAAGTATATCAACATAATAAAAATATTTCAATTAAGCCGAAACAATAGTTGACATATCAAATTGATTGACATAAAATAGCTACATAAACAACGAAACGGAGTAAATAAAATGGGCAACTTAGGATATGCAGCAGATAATTCAGATCATTATATGATGGGTCATGAGTATGGTAGAAAATTAAGCGACAAGCAAATTGATTCAATTGTTGATGAGTTAGCGAGCAAGTTTGCAAGCGATGAAGATAAAGGGTTGTTTAAGTGGGTAGTAAAAATGAAATTGAATAAATGTAATTCATTGCATGAAGTCGATTCACTTGTAAGAAACTTATTTAAAACAAGGGGGATTTAATGAGTTACGAAATAATGGAAAAAGTTAAGTATCACTTGTCGCAATTAAGCGACGAGTGTAATGGTGAGATATTTTTTGATCATGTAATAACAATACAAGAACCAAAAAAAATAGGTAGAGTTATATTCGATTACTATGAAGTTCGATTGAAAGGATATGACGTAATTAGAGTATTAACTATTTCAGAAGTAATTGATCTAACAAAAGAAGAATTAATGACAAGAACAAAATAAAACGGAGAAGGCAATGACATACGAATTACCGGAGCGACCCCTAAACCCTCCCGATTATATCGAGCAGGATGACGAATACGAAATGACAGAGCCACAAAAATGGGCAGTTCGTCATTACTTAAGTAGATTTGACGCAATAACATTTGAAGAGATAGTTGATGATTTGTTGTACGGATATGGGGAATCATGCGTAGCACACGAAGAATTTGCTAGCATGACTTGCGAACATCTCGGCATGAAGCTTAGCGAACTAGCAGATAGCTTTGAAAATTATGGACAGCAAGAAGTTAAGGAAAAATATCAGGCGAAGTGGTTTGATGATGCAAAGAATGAGTCTATGAGTATGTTGATGAAAATAGGAGTAATAAAATGAATGAGTTTTCGAAAGATGAGCTAATAGATATTAGAAGTGGAATAAGACTTTTATTGGAAGAAGATCATTGTGACAGCAGATATACAATTGAAATTCGTTCGTTAGAGGACAAAATACAATTAATGATTGATAGCTATTGCGAACACAATTTTGAAATAACTTACAGAATGAAAGAAATTACTGAATGTAAAAAATGTGGGTTAGAGCTTTATTACGATAAATATTGAAATTTTAATTAAAAAAGGAGTTAAAAATGTTAATACTAACAAGATACGCAGGACAAAAAATAATCATCGGAGATGATGTAGTGTTGACTATATTGCCAAACGGTTCATCGAATAAACAAATAAAGATAGGTATCGAATGTCCGACTGACATAAAAATATACAGAGAAGAAATATACAAGATCAAACAAGAAGAAAAAAAAGCAGAAGAAATAAAACAAAAAATATTGAATATACGCAAAAAATTGTGGGGTGAAAAATGACAAAAGAAACATCTTATTACATATGTCCGCCGATTAATGAAAAAAGATGTGACCAATGCTATAACCAAAGACTATCAAAAAACATGGCTTTAAGCGGCAAAATAGTATGTAAAAACTGTGGGGAAACTATCTGTGAGGAGCCCATAAAATGAAAACTATGATACAACCGATCATAATGGAGACTTCGTCAAGTAGCTATTCAAATGAAATTTTTATTAAAACAGAAAGATGCAAATTATTAACAACTTTAAAAGAGGTCGATAGCTGCCTTTATAATTTACAAATGGAAATTGAAAAAACAGATAATATAGAGTGTATTGCGATTGTAATTATATTAGCTTTAGTGGCTTTTATTCTATTCATAATGGCATGGAAATTATAAATATGGCTATCACATACAAAGACAAAACGTTCTGCTCATCTACAAAGTGCAAAAATGAATGCGGTAGAAAAATAACGAACAAAGAAATAAATGAAGCAAAAAGGCTTAAGCTACCAATTTGTTTTGCAGATTTTTGCAGTGAAAAACAAGATCAACTAAAAGGAAACAGTAATGACAAAAATTAACTGGCAAGGATTTGATCAACATTTAAGACATATCAATGAGATATTAAAAAAAATTGATTTTAATGACTTAGAGCAAGCTGAAATATCAATGAATGATATTGAATCAATCAGAATTAAAAGAAGAAATTTGCTAAAAAACATAGAAGAAAAACTTTGGGAGGGGGTGAATTCATTAAAAAGCGCAATAGAATCATTGACGGGATATTATGATGTTGATGAATTAAAAATTTTATTATGCGAGCTTGAAGAAGATGCATTGGCTGTTAAAAGAATGTCAGATAGTGTTAACTTGGTTGAATAGTAATATCAGCGAGGCATGCCATGCAAGATAAAAAATTAAATTACTATGTCTTTGTTGATGATAACAACGGGCATAGAAATGACTATTACAATTTTGTAAGCGATGCAACAAAAGAGCAGATTTTTAATTTGACTAAAGAATTAAAAAAAGAACAGCCAGCTTTTGGTAGATTTGGAAGTCATTTAAATGATTTAGCTACTAAATTGATTGAAAAAGGATTTTTATTTACACAGCAAACAAATTACAACAACAGATTATCTGTTGATAGAACAATGGTTTATTGTATATCTGGGAATTACTAATTCAATAATTCCCATTCACTTCCACAATCTCCACTTCCTGCGCTCTTCTGCCTTTTTGTGTTCGAAGTGGATAAAACTTAACTGTTTCGTTTTCTCTAAGTGATTTAACATTTTTCAAGTCATTCATGTGCACAAAATAATCAGTGTCACCATGCCCAATAAATCCGAAACACTTCTCAACATTCCACCATTTTACTTTGCCTGTTAATTTTGGCGCACGATTTGACATAACAAGTTACTGCAATAAAAACATGTTATCGATAATAACTTACTCGTCACTATCGCACAAGCTCATAAATTGCTCAGGTGATGTTATTTGTGTGGCTACACCGCTCTTGCATTTCGCAATTCCTAGCTTTATTTTTTCAATATCGCTAAATGATTCTCGTTTAAACGCCATTAACCATTGTATTTTCGATTCTTCTGTATCGCCAATACAAACACAAGGGTAAATGTCATTAAGCACCTCAAACAGCCTTAAAACGATTTTAACGTCCATTTTAGTATATGCGGGTGTTTTGAATACGAATGGAGCATTGTATTCGTACAATGGACCTGCATTTAATTTTTTAAGTAATTGTTTTGTTGACAAGATACTGCCATTTCGATTGATTGGTTATATTCTCAATCAAATCAAAAAAATCCTCTATGTTTTTTTTATGTTGATCAAACCTTGGTTGACACATACACCAAGCAATCTGTTCCGGCATCTTGAATTTGTTTACTCCTTTTATTCCTTTGCCATGCAGCAATTTTTTTACTCTTGTGTTGACTTCAACATTGTTTTTTAAAAAATACCCGGTTGTTAATAACAAAAAATCTGGCAGCTTAATCGAATAATCAACTTGGCATCCTCCCCAACACCATCCTGATTCCATAAATTTCTCTAAATAATCATGTTCTAGCAGCGCAATTAAGAAATTTTCTTTTGTAAATTTACGCATGTGGTACGTTTCTCCCTAAAAATAGTACAAATTTAATTCAAAAAAGATGGAACGTATATTAAAAACCCCCAAAAATGGAACCTATATGGAACCTATATGGAACCTATAAAACAACGTAAAATCCACGCCCAGCAAGGACTTATGGAACCTATGGATCTATGGAACCTGTTTCTATATATATATAAATAAACATATATACATATAACTACTATATATATTATTCACATTATATAAAATAGGTTCCATAGGTTCCATAGGTTCCATAAATGTAGTGGTGGCGTGGGTTTTAAGTATGGAACCTATTAAATGATAGGTTCCATAGTACGTAATAAGGTTCCATATTTAACGATATTTCTGATGTAAAACTGGCATCAAAAATAGGTTGGCTTTCATTGATTTCTTTTTCTTTAGTCCTAATTTTGTAAGTATGAGACCCATTCTTGTCGCATCACTTCTAGATGGATTTATGAAACCTATCTGTTCCAAAACTACTGTTGCAGACAGCCACCTATCAGGTTCTTGACTAAAGTCATACCGTTCATTAACTCTTTCAAGAAATGGATCAAGGACTTCAAACTCTTCATTTGAACCGTTTAACAGCTCCATTTCTTCTTGATTTAAATAAGGCCTTTCTCCGGAAATCCATAAATCATAAGCGCAACGCCACACCTGTTGCATATCAATACCATGGTTAATATCAATGCAATCTGTCAGACTTATAACCCACCATCGTCTATTGCCTGTTTCATCAACTAGAAAATTTTCTTCATTAACAGATGCAGCAAAAATTGTTCGTCTTAACATTTTGCTATTTTTTAAAGCAAATGGCCGTCTGATATTGTCTTTAGTTTGAGTTATATGTGCTTTTAATTTATTTATATCTGATTTTTTAAAAGTGCTTCCTAGCTCTCCGAGTTCAGCTATCCAATATTCTGATAAAGTCAGAACAGAATCTTTACTAGATGGATCAAGTGTTGCCCCTGTATAAATTGCGTCCATTTCCTTGGGCACTAATGAAGCAATAAACGTTGTTTTTTGCCATCCTCCTTTTCCTTGCAACACTAAAACGCCCTGCGCTCTGAAATCTGATTCATTGAATACAGTGGCGACGGCTGAGATTAGCCATCTTTTTAGCAGTAATTGAGAAAGTTGATCGTTTGTCGTCTTAAGAATTTTTAAGAATTTATCAAAAACCATTTGATCTTTAACCGGTTGGCTTAAAATCCAATCTCTAACAGGATGATATCTGGATTTAAATGCTATCGCGTCAAGATGTTTATCGATTCGTCTGATATTGAATTGATTTTTAACGGCTAAATCTGTTATTAGCGTTAAACTTTCGTTTGCTTCTTCTTCGTTATAGAATTTTTTATTAGGGAAATAGATTTGTCTTTCTCTTTTTAACATATTCCATTTAACGATGACATTAAAATGGTTCAATAAATGTTCAAGATTTTCAGTAACATCAAATGCAAATGGTTTTTTTGAGTCAGACATGCATGGGTATGAATTGACATCAAAATTATTCATATCAATTTTGGGAGTATATACAGAAGATGATAAAACTTTCTCGCGAACACTATACGAATCTATTTCGCCATGCTCATTGTCTAAATCAGCGACATCCCATCCTTCCTCTACTCCAAGTCTTTTGATATCAACAAAATGAACTTTGCAATCGAGTTGTATTAACTTGTCTCGAACTAACTCCATGGCCTTGTAGCCGACTTCATCGTTGTCAGGTAGCAAATACACTGTCTTATCTTTTAAATGGCTAAAATCGACGTTTTTGACGCTTTGACAGCCACCCATCCATGTGATCACATTGAACTCAGGGAATAATATGCTTGCCGCGTCGGCCGTCTTTTCGCCTTCCACAATTAACACGTATTTTTCTGGGTATTTTTTTAACAATTGCAAATTGTAAATTGGTTTGTTTTTTTGTCCGCTAATAAATTTATTTTTAACTTTAAAATCTTCTATGATCCACGGGCGTATTTGTTTCTTGCCAGTTTTTGAGTCTATTGTTCTTTCAGTACAGCAAATAAACTCATCATCAAACGTGTTATATATCCAAAATCCTTGATTAATTCCGTCTTCTTTTCTTTTTTGCAACATTTGTGTTAAAATATTCACGTAAGATCCTTTTAAAAATGTTTGTGTTGAGGTAGGGTAAATATATTTTGCCCTGCTTTTTTTATTATTTTTTCGGCTAGTCTAACTGTAAACTTATGATAAGACAGATGCTTCTTTTCATTCCCAACATGATTCAATGACATTAAAATTAATATTTTACGCATGACAAAAATCCTTATTTAATAAGCTTGACATATACCTTACACATGTTAAACTTATGAGCATATTTCGCTCAATTTAAGTGGGTGTGAATATATCTCGGGCAACGCCCAAGGCCTGGTCAGTGTGGTAGCGCTGGCTTAGCCTGTCATTATACATTTACAAAATCGGTTTGCTATGATCTAAAGAAGCCTTTAATTTGCCGTTTGATAGCTTTTCTATTCTTATCTGAGTCAATATCGGAACATATCCAAATTTTTTCCATCTCACTACATTGCTTGCTGCTAGCCCTGTGACTTTATTCATGTTGTAGCCTGTGCCGTAGTAACTTAAAACATCTTCAATTGTCATATACTTACCTTTTAAATTAAAAAATAAATTTTATTAAAAAATACTTGCAATGTCAATTCAGTTGACATACAATGTTCTTACGTCATTTCCGGCGCATTTGAATAGGATTATTAAAATGAATGAATTTGAATTCTCACAACAAAATATGATTGAGCATCAAATTTTGGATTTATGCTCAACTCTAAACAACATCAATTATCAACTAGCAGAATTAAATATAATCAAAGAAGAACTTGATAAAAAACTAAGCGCATTGCTTGAGCATGGTGACGAAGGTCAAAAAACTTATCAAGTTGGAAAACACAAGATTACTGTTAAATCTGGATACAATTACTCATTGAACAAAGAAGAGTATGAGTCAATTGGTTCGCGCATTCCAGAATGTTTTAATCCCGTCAAAAAGAAAATAGCTTACGAGTTAGACAAAAAAATTATTCGCGACTGCGAAAAATATGGATCTAGCGCTGATGTCAATCTGTTGGCGCAAGTTATCATAAAAAAACCCGCTAAATTAAGCGTAAGGATACAGCCAGTATGTTAAAAATAATCTTATTAACTTTGTGCGCTCTATTGAGCGCATGTTCAATATTTCACGATGACTATGCTGACAAGACGGATAGCAAGCAAGATTTATACATAGATGAGTGTGGGTTGTAAGACAAGGAGAGGTAAATTGAGCAATTCAGTATTGATACTTGGCGGTAGCGGAACAGGTAAAAGCACAAGCTTGCGTAACTTAGACAGCAAAACAACTTTTATTGTTAATGTTATTAATAAACCGTTGCCGTTCAAAGGAGCAAAATCAAAATATCAGCAATTATCAAGTGACGGCATGACTGGGAATTATTATTGCACTGATTTAACTGAATCATTAATGAGAGTGATTAATTTAGTGAATAATAAAAGAACGGATGTAAAAACATTAGTCATTGATGATTTTGGCTATACAGTTACTAATAATTTTATGCGCAAATGTCATCAAAAAGGATACGATAAATTCATAGAGATAGCTAAAAACATGTTTGATGTTTTGGATTTGATATCAAACTTAAGAGACGATTTGTTTTGCTTTACTATGATGCATAACGAAATTGATTTAAATGGGATCAGCAAACCTAGGACAGTCGGCAAGATGACCGATCAATATGTGTGCATAGAGGGCAAATACTCAACTGTTTTGCATACGGTTGTAACTGAGTCTCAATATGGATTTATTACAAACTTTGATGGAATTCACACAGCTAAAAGTCCGATGGAGATGTTTGACGAGTTTATTATCGACAACGACTTGCAACTTGTGCGTGAAAAAATGGTTCAATACTTTGAGGAAGAATAATGGCAACTGCTAAAGAAATCAAAAAAAATATAAAACATTCTATTACGCAAATAAGGAATCTTTTAACAAAGATTGAAAAGATGTCAAGTGAAGATGAATACATATTGTTAGCTGCGTATTTTTTTACTGAATCGTTAATGCAAAACATAAAAGCTGGTGAATTGTCGGCTGAAATGATAAGTAAAAAAACAAATGAGTTTATTTTGCAGGGCGCTAAAGAATGTTTGAAATAAATGGCAATGACTATGGTGATGGCCATGGCGATGGGTCTGGAGATTCGCGTGGTGCTGGTGATGGCTGTGGTGATTTGCATGGAAATGGCGTTGGCAATAATTAAAATTTTACTTACTTTTGGAGAATAAAATGAACAATAACGAAGTGATATTAACTTTAGTAAAATCGTTGATAAATCAAGATGAAAGC